GTAGATCTCGTCGCCGGCGATCAACTGGCCCGTCAAGCTCTTCGCCGTGGACACGCTCGCTTGGTAGCTCTTCTCGAACCCCGCGGACATGGCCTCCAGCCCTTGCTCCGCGTAGCCGGCCACCGCGTTGGCGAGGAGCTTGGCGTTCTCCATGCGCGCCTTGGTGGCTTCATCGTCCGCGGCTATGGCGTCCTTCGCCGTCTGCTCGTCCAGCGCGGCCAGTTGCTCCGCGGTGTACTTGTGATTGTCTCTGCGAGCCTTCTCGAGCTTCTCGGTGTCGACGTTCGCAGCGATGTTTGCGGCGATCTGCTTTTTCAGCGCGGCGTCTCGCTCGAACCCTTCCCGCGCCACACGCTCGTGCTCGGTTTCACCCAGTTGGCTTGTGGCCGCGGTCAGCGCGTTGGTGGCGTCGACAGCGGACAGGATCGCTTCCACTTGCGCGTGAGCACGGGACACGCGCTCCGCATCCGCCGCGTCTGCCAGAGCTTGGAGCCGGGCGAGCTCCTTGGTGGCCTCCGCCTGATCACGCGTGGCGCTCGCGTTGTCCTTCTTGGCCTTGGTGGACTTTGGCTCCATGACCGCGTTCTGCGCGGCCAACTGCATGTATTTTCCTTGCTCGGTGTTGAGCGCGTCCAGCTTGCTCTTGGCTTCGGTGTACGCCTTGGCCTTGGCGGTGTCCGAGTACATCCACTCGGTGTTCCCCTTGGTGATCGCGTCCACCGCCTCTTGCTGTTTCTTGATCTGGGGTGCATACGCGTCGGTGACAGACTTCAACGCGTCCCGGAGCTCAAGCTCTTTTTGCGTAGCTTGGCCAGTTGCGATCAGGTTCTTGTCCGTGATCGAACGCTTCATGTTCTCAAGCTTGACGAACGCCGCAGTCGCTGCGTCGGAGCTTGCCGCGGCCTTGGCGTTGGCCTCGTCCACTTTCTCCAAGTCCTTGCTGAGCACGTAGTAGGCCGCACCGAGCGCCGCCGCGGCGATAGCCACCGGACCCATGACCGCGAGCATGGACGACATGCTGATCCCGACAGCAGCGCCCGCAGCCGCAAGCCCTTGACCCGCGCTCGAGAGTCCCGCGATGGAGCTCGCCGCCGCGCCGGCTTCTGGGCTGATCTTGGACAGCACGCCACCGAGCGGACCGAGCGCCGCCGCAGCTTTGGACGCTGCTCCACCCATGCCACCAAGCGCGGGCGTGACCTTGGCGCTGGCCTTGTCGGCGCTTGCACCCAGGTTGTTCAGCGCCGCGTTGGCCTTGTTGGTCGCGCTGACGAGCGAGGACGCGTCACCGGTGATCGGGATGTTGACGGAGCTCATAGGGTGAAAGTCCTCACGGCTTTATTAGGGCCACCACGTGGTCCAAGTTTTTTAGGTGCTACCGGCGCGTTCAGATCGTCCTCTATCGCACGTTTGAGGTCCGCGATCATGGCCGGGATCAAGGTCAACTGGACCTCCTCCCAGATGCGCTCCCACTCGATCACGGGAGTCCCCGAACGGTGGACACCGCCGGAGTAGTCCGCGCTGTTCAGAATGTAGAGTGTCACCGCGGTTGTGCTTGTGGTCTCAATCCGGCTGGACCACTGCTTGAGGGACACATTCCGTTCGTCCCCGGCTGGACGGCCTCGGTACAGCCAGCCCACCCAGCTCCTCTTGAACGCCTTGAGAATCCGGGACTCGTGCTTGGTAAACACGCGCCGTTCAATGTCCGTCAAGCGCCTTTGAAAGTCGCCGAAGTCACACGTGGAGATCGCTTCAACGGACACGGCGTCGCCTCGTTGGTCCCGGAGTGGGCTCCACGTACGCGGCTTCAGCGATGTCCACAGCGGTCCGCATCTGCGCCAACAATAGCTCGCGGTTGTCGCTGATCACCTGCGGAATGATAATGTCGATGATCGGGGTGCCGCCATTCTCCACGCTCGCGGAGCCCTTCTCCACGATGTACTCCACGTAGTCAACGTCATTGTAGATCGTGAAGCCCACTTGGCCTCCGGTCATAAGCTCGTACCGGAACGCGTCCCGGCTTGTCGACGTGTCGACGGGCCATGCCTCTTCAATGTCCGCCACGATCAGCTCAGCCAGCTGGTCAAGCTCTTGGATCTCGGACAGCTCGAGGTACCGGAAGCCGCGGTGCTTCTGAATGATGTACTGTTCGATGGACTCGAGCCGAACGGGTACCTCGAGCGCCATTAGCGTGCAGCCCAGTCAGCGAACGCGGCCAGAGCTGGATCGCTGCTTGGCTTGGTGGCCGGGGTGCGCTGGACGTTGGTCATGCGAACATGATCACCCGCGGAGACCGGAGCCAGCGTGTTCCGCCAGCCGTCCTCAGAGTCTCGGGTGATTAGGTGAGCGACGAGATCCACGTACTGGTCCTCCGGGAGATCGTAAGCGGCGTGAACGCCCCCAAGGTGTCTGGCGCCGTGCTCGATCAGGAGGGCGTCAAACCGTCCGTGGGGGCTGCGGAAAAACTGGAGCGAGCCATGGCCATGTTGATCAAGCTCTGGCGCTGGTACAGCTCTGGAGCGATGCCGGCGAGGAGCTCAATCAAGTCCAGCAGCGTGAAGCCGTGATCCTGTAGCTCCTCGGCTACCCTGTTGCCGTACGCCAACAGGTCCGAGTCCTCGAGCTTGGACAGGTCCATGACGGTCTCGAGCTCGAGCGACGGATCATACCAGCACGCCCCGACCACCAGCCCGGCAAACGGAAGCACGCGCTCCGCGGTCTCTTGCGGGCTGAGGTCCTTGTCCTGGTCTCGGTGATTGATCAGACATCGGACCACCGAGCTCGCCACGCCGTAGTACGGATGACGGAAGGTGAGCGGGGCGTGGTCACCGATGGTCAGCAGCCAGTACCGGTCTGGCAGCGGGGACGGGATGGACAACGGCTTGACGCGGGACTTCACTCACCACCTCCGAGTGCCAACGGGGAAGGCGGCTCTTTGGTTACGGTCTCGAACCGCTCGGTGGCGGGCAGGACCGGGTGCGCGTAGCACTGCTGAGAGTTGCGAGCGTCCCGAACAATCAGAACGTCCCAGTCGTTGCCTTCAGCAAGGAGCGCCAGCCGCTTCAGACACCACTTGATCCGGGCTTTCAGATCGTAGGCACAGTCTCCGAATGGCTGCTTCTGGCGCCAGCCGGGCCAGATCTGATCCATCTCGGCTTCAAGCTTCTGGATCTTTTCGAGAATGACGGGGGAGTGGGCGTGCATGACAAACCCTCCTATGGTGCGGGGTGAACTACGCGGAGCGACCGAGAACGAGGACGTCCCACGCGTTGGTGGAGCCAGCCACCGCGCTCGTGGTGATCGAGAGGATGTCGCCGGTTCCAGCGGTGACGGGTACGCCGTCCGCCGCGTACAGCACCAGCCAGCCACCGGGCGAGCAGACGTTGCCCTGGTCTGCGTCCGCGGCGAGGTCCGCGGGCCAGAATCCAAGGCCACCAGCCAGACGCCCGAACCCGTTGGCCGCAGCCGGCGCCAGCGTGATGTTGGCCAGCGCCGTGGTCCGGTTGTTCCGGAGCGCGATCAACACCACCTCGGCGAACTGGATCACGTTCCCGAACGAGTCGGTGAGCGCGCCGGACAAGTCCATGTTGGTGGTGGCGCTTGCGGCCATGCCAACGCGGGACGCGGACCACGCGAGGTCAATCTGTCCGTCTGCCAGACCGTTGTTGAGCTCCACAGCCGTGGCGAACTGGATCGGGATCACACCAGCTTTGAGGCCGGCGGAGAGCACGTCGCGAGCGGTGATCTGGAGAGAGACTGAAGCGGTAGCGTTTCCCATGATCGGAGCTCCTTAGGACAGGGTGGGGCGGACGGCGTAGCTGGTGAAGCTGCACGCGAACTTGTTGGGATCGCCTTCCGCGATGTTCCCGCGGAGGACTACGAACGGGAGCACCAAGCTTTTATCGGCCTCGCCGAACGGGGTGCCGTCGATCGTGTAGGTACACGTGACGGTGAACACGTCCGAGTTGGCGCCCATGGTGCTGATCCAGTTGGTCGACACGTAGCGAGCCGTGAAGCGCATGATCAGATCGTTCAGGCTGACGTAGCTGTTCCCGGTGTCACCAAGGTCCGAGAGGTACGCGCTGAACCCGCCGGACATCGGAGCTTCGTCCCCGATTCGGATCATGGGGATCGCACCGATCACGCCACGGTCCAGCACGTGGACGATGGAGTAGTCAGGCATGTTCAACGTAAAGGACCCGTCCTCGCGGACGATGGTGTACGTGTGCGCCGCGCCGTTGTCGCTGAACAAGATCTGGCCGTCGCGCTTCGTACGGACGACGGTGGATTCAACTGCCATGGGATACCTCGAGGTTGGAAGTGTTTAGCATGAAACGAGTCAAGCGGTGAGCCCTGACCATGACCAGTCACATTCAAGTGTGAACGCGAGCTCAAGGATCATGTACTCCCTGGACGGAGTGGGCGTGCGCCTGGTCTCCATCCACTTGACTACCGCAAACGGGACGTTCGAGCGCCGGAGCATGACGGCCATGATCTTTTCTTCGATGTCGCCCGCAGCCAGCAGCGATTCAAACTGAGCCATGGGGCGGATCTGCTTCAGCACCGAGAGCGTCAGCGCGTGGACCACGCGGGCGGAGTCCTCGCCGCCCTCGCGATACAGCTGGGTGTCCGCGCTCTGAATCGCCATGCAGTAGCTGTTGTCCACGAGGGACTTGGGGAGGTCGCCGGCGCTGAACAGAGCGGGCGAGCGTTTGAGTCCAGTCCCACACAGCACCGCGTCCACTTGCGTAAGCAAGCTCCGGAGCGTGTGGTCTTGGCGCTCGCGGACGCTCACGACCCGCCCAGTCCGATCACAACGACGGAGCCAGCCACTCCGGGGTTAGCAGCTCCACCAGTGCCTACCGGGGTGCCAACGGCTCCACCGTTTGCTTGGATAATGCCACAGGACGCCACCGGGGTGTCGGTGATCAGGAACACGATCCCGCCGCCGCCGCCGCCGCCACCAGATGCGCTGCCACCGCTCGAGGTCGAAGCGTTGCCACCGGCGCCACCGTTGGCTGAGATGCGCCCAGCGTTGGTCACGGCCTTGGCAGCGACCCAGCAGATGCCGCCGCCAGAACCGCCACCGCCGGACGAGGTGGTGGTAGCCGAGGAGCAGCCACCAGAGCCACCGCCCGCGCCGCCAGTCCACGCCGTTCCGGCTGCGGAGCGACCCTGTAGCCAGTTGCCCCACGGGCCTTGGTTGGCTGCTGTAGCCGTGCCCGCACTTCCGCCAGCCTGTGCCCCAGACGTGCCGCCCGCGCCGCCCGCAGGTAGGGCGTTCGCGTTGTTGAGCGCAGCTGCGCTGCTGGCCGATCCCCCTGCTCCGCCGCCAACGGTATTGATCACGCCGCCCGCGCCCGCGCCGGTCAGCCCACGACAGGAGCTACCACCCGTGAGCGCACCGCCGGCGGTGCTCCCGCTCGCGGCGTTGCCATCGTCGTGGACGCTGCCAGAAGCGGAGATCGTCAGGGTGCCAGCTACATGCAGCTTCCAGCCCGCGGTACGGAGTGATCCCGTGCCTTGAATGGTCACATTCTGATAGTAGCTGTCTTTGGTTAGGCTGATAGGAGTGGCGGTTGGGACGACAAGATCCCCCATGCTCCCCGGGCCGTACATCTGAGACATGAACCCGGTGGGAAGGCCGCTACTTGCCGCCGCGCCGGAAGTCTGTGACCAGCTCATACGTCGTGTCCTTCGGCCACCACGATCTCAGTCGAGACCGAATGATCGGCTGCGGCGTTGCTGGGGAGCGACCGTCCAAAGATCTTTGCTCCGGTCAGTCCACTGTACTTCAACTGGGTGCTGTCGTTGATCAGCGCCGCCGTAGTTGAGTTGACTCCGATCACGTCGTTGGTCGTGGTCGTGAATCCAACCGTGCGGCCCAGACGCGGGTTGATCGTCGTGCCGGTCCCCGCGGTCAGGTTGGCGCGGTACAGGACCACCGTCCCGATAGGCGGAGCTCCGGTCAACGTAAACGTGTCCGTGGGTGCGGCGCCGGTCTCGCTGACCGTCCACCGGTAGGTGGCGCGGCCTTTGATCATGCTGATCGTGGGTCCGGTTACGGTCGAAACGTAGGCCATTAGATCCTCCGAGGTCCGAACGGGCGATAGGCCATGCTCGGCGCGTAGTTGGTGTAGATGAGGGGACGGGCGGCCACACTCGGCGCGGAGCTCGCCCGCGTGTTGACCTCGCTCATATCGTACTCGAGCCGGAGCCGGTCGAACGCCGCCACGGCCTCCTCGCGGTAGACCACGGCGCGTTCACCGAACCGACCATCACCCGAATACGTGGACAGGTCCGTAAAGATCAGGTCCAGCGCCATGGCCGCATGCCAGTCGGTCAGCGCGTAGTCGTTCATGATCAGGTACGGGCGCTTTCCGTCCTGGAGGAGTCGCCGTTGGCACATCCCCCACGCCTCGTCCAAGTAGGGCTGGTAGCTGGAGATCGTGGGCGGACGAATCGCGGCGAGGTCAGCCACGCGGCGGATCAAAAGCGGTTCGGTGACCGTGGGGTGAAGCAGCCGGAGACACAGGTACGCGTCCCGGCGGAAGGTCTCCACGTGGCCGTCCCCGAACGTCAGGACCCACTCCTCTTGCCAGTAGGCGGAGAGCGAAGTGGCCAACGGAATATCGGTGGCCAACACGGTGTAGCTCGGGACGCCGTTGGTCTGGACCGTCGCACCGGTGACCACCGTCACGGTGGACTGGTCCTTGAGCGTGAACACGCCGGACACCACCGACACAACAGAACCGCCCGAATAGACAGGCAGGGACACGGTTTGAGCCCGTGTCCGCTCGTAGAACGAGGGAAGTTGTGAGTCGATGGAGTACATGGCGCTCCTTTACTTGAACGCGATGATCTTGAACTTCTCGCCCAACGTGCAGGTCACGGTGACGTTGGTGGCGTCCGCGGACTCCGCGGAGATCACGTACGCGCCACCGGTCAGGTTCGAGGGGATCGCGTAGAACAGCGAGGGCGTGACGCCGAGACCGTGAGCGATGGTCTGGGGCGAGCCGGTGCCGGTCTGCTCAGCGGACTTGAAGTTGCTTCCGCTCTGGAGCGAGGGGGCCGGGGACGGAGCGTGGACCAGCGTCCAAGCCGTGCCGCTGTACACCACGTGGCAGCTCTGGCCGGGAGCCAAGGTGCACAGCGTGGTAGCCGCGGGACGGTTGATCGTCAGGTTGTAGGTGGTGCCGGAGTTGTAGATCAGATGCCAGTTGCCCTTCTTGGCGCCCTGGGCAGTCGTCGGGAGGGTGACCACGCGGGTCCCCGTCGACGGGTTCAGCGCGATCATCTCTTCGTAGTACGGGGTGATCGTCAGAGCGGCGGTGATCGTCTGGATCGCCACGCCGTCGCCCGCGTACGCAAGCCGGCGATAGAACTGGAAGGGGGTGGTGGACTTGATCGAAGCGGGCATGTGAACCTCTGAAGGGGAGGGGGTTGAAAGTCTCTTCTGTTACCGGTTGTTCTTCCGGTCCCAGTCTCTGGCGAGCTCGCGGGCCTTGCGCTCGGCTTCGGCTGGCTTGACGCCACCCTTGACCAGATCACGCGTAACCGCGTCCATGGCTTGACGCGATCCGGGCTGTTCTCCCGAACCGGTCCCAACGAACCTCGTCTCAGCCACCGAACGCCGCCTTGGCCAAAGCGGCCTTGACTTTGGAGCGGTCCGCGGGCTTGATGTCCTTCATGGTGGCTGGCATCTCCATCTCCATCTCGTGCTCCGCGGGCTCGGAGATCTCTTCCACGCCGGCCTCGAGCTGGGCCATGGTGAAGGTCATCTCATTCCCGTCCGCGTCCACGACGGTGTACGCGTCGGCGGGTCCAGACACGGTGTACTCAACACCGTCAACGGTCACAAGGTCGCCAGAAGAATAAGGCATGAGGATTAGTCCGGAGTGTGAGGGGATGTATCGCGTTCGACGCGGAAGGTGCGCTTCACGCTTGCGGCTTTCGGTTTGGTCAGGCCAACGGTCAGCGCTTCCATAGCCGCGATGTCCGCGGTAAGCTTGGCGATTGTGCGCTGCTTGCTGGTGGTGTTGAGCGGTACCTGCTCCATGGTGGAGAGGGCTTCCCGCTTGCTCGCGATCACGAGCTCCGCGATGGTGCTGTTCATGACACAGATCCCAACGTCCACGAGGTGGGCGCGGAAAGAATCAAATGCTTTTTCGTCGCGGCGCCAGATCACACGCCCGGCCACCATCTCAGGAGCTTCAAAGATCGTCAGGTAGTACTTTCCGACCGAGCCATACGCCGGGTTCGTCGCGGGGACGGTGGCGATGTAGTGTTTGTATTCGCCCAGGCGGTCGTCGTCGGGGATGATGCACGCGCAGCCCTTGGCCCGGTAGATGCGGCGGACCGCCTCTGGGTCGACCTGCCCGTTGTCGTCGTAGTTGTTGAGACCACGCATGAAAAAGATCGGAGAGAGGATTGGGAGCCACCGACCGTCCTTCACTTCCCAGTCCAGAGGCTTGTGGATCAGCTCGTGGACGTTATTCAACCACTCAACAGGTAAGTAGTCGCGGGCTTCCTTAGAAGTCCGTACGCGTTCTGGGGAGAATGACTTGGCGGTGAGATCCATGAGCTCCGGAAGTGGGCGGCCCGACAACTGGGCCGCCCGGTGGGTGAAACGATCAGACGGACGAGACTACCTGAACGCCGCGGGCGTCCTCGAGCTCGGTCACGCCCGGGTAGTAGTGGCAGATCCACGAACGGCTACCCTTGGCCTCGGTGCTGAGGTCCTGACAGATGATCGCCTCTTCGCCGGCGAGGGTCTGGGGGTTGAACGCGTACTGGCGAACGAACCCGGAGACCGGTGCTTCGGTGAAGGCAATAGCGCCGCGGCCAACCATGAACCCGGAATAGTCCGCGTTCGCGTTGATCTTGGGGACGCTGGCGTGGCTGCGGAAGTTGATCCCCATCCAGCTGAACAGGACGTTCCCCGTGTCAGCGGTGCCAAGCGCGTTCTGGGTCGCGGGAGCGATCTGGAACGGGGTAGCGGTCTCACCACGGAGCGAGGCTTGAAACTGGGTGATCGCGGTCTGGTGCGACACGAAGTCCAGATCACCGACCACGAGCGCTTTACGAAGCGCGAACATGGCGGCGTACACGGTGTCCACGGTCAACGCCACGCCAGAGGTACCCACCGCGGTGTTGGCGGTGAAGCCCGCACCGAGAGCGGCGATCAGCGAGGAGCGGTAGTAGACCAGGGACTTCGCAAACGAGGTCACGAGCTGCTGGGCTTCCATCTCACCGGTGATGAAGGCGAGGTCAGTCACCGAGCGGTACAGATTCGCCTTGGCCACAGTCAGGGACTTGTTGCCAGTGGTGAAGTTGGTGATCGTGGGCGCGGTGTCCTCACCGGGAGCGCTGAACGCGTCGACGGGCTGGATCTGGCGGAGCTTCATCGTGGCAGAGCCGGCGCCACCGGTGAAGGGGAAGTACTGAGCGACGTCCTTGAGGTCTTTGGTCTCGTGGAGGAGCTCGATGAACGCCATGTTGAGGTAGGCGGCGAGACCGAGATCGGTATTCAGACTTGCGTAGGTATCTGCGGCCATGGTGGCCTCCATTGACGGGTAGAAGAGGTTGTTGGACTTCTCCCGCCCGTCACGTGGGCCACCGCTGTGGGATACCCGTCACGTGGGCGACCGCTCCCGATCAGACTACCACCGCCGCGCAGAATGTCAACCGCGGGCGAACGCGGACTTCGCCAGCCGGTCTTTGGCCGCGTTCCATTCCGGCGTCCCCATCTTGACCTTGGACAACACCACCTCCCGTCCGGTCTCGCCGGGCTTCGGCTGGACCACGTTCTGTTTGGCCACCGGCTTCGGCGCGGGCTTGGTCTCCACCTTGGCCTCGGGCTGGTCCTCGCTGACAGCAGCTGCGGCCACGCTCGGCTTCATGGCAGCGCGCAGAACCTTGTTCGTCTTGCGGGCTTCCTTGTACCAATCGCTGAACTCGGGCTTCTGGGCGCCGTCGTCCACGCTGATCCGTCCGTACTGATAGTCCAGATACTCCAGCAGGTCGTCCATGCCGTCCGCGGGGATCTTGTCCTCGAGGAGCAGCGCGCGGTTGGCGGACCGCCGAACCTGTCCTTCGAGCTCGGTGATCTTGCTTTGCATCTCAGCGCGAGCTGCGTTCACCGCGGCCTCGGTCGCGCCCTTGGTCGCTGTGCCCTGCTCGGTGAGCGCCGCGATCTCGGCGCGGGCCTCTTGAAGGTCAGAGCGGGCGGCGTTGCGCTCGCGGATCAAAGCTTGAATACGTTCTTCGGCGTTGTTCAGATCGTCGGCCATGTTGTTCTCTCTCTACAGTTTGACTGTGGGTGGGGTGAAGGGGAAAAGCTGATTCATCTGGCGCACGCTCTGTAGCTTCTGGATTGCGGCGGACTCGTCCAGATTGTAGAGCTTCATGGCGAGGTCGACGGTGGACTTTAGTCCAAGCTCGATCAGCGCCTCGTCCCGCTTGAGGTCTGCCAGAAACTCGTCGGTGCTGGTCTCGGGTAGGCTGTATTCCACCTTCCAGCCGTCTGCCGGGAGCTTGACGCCGCCGCCGTAGAAGATGTTCCACGTGCGCGCCATCTTCGAGAACAGACGCTGGTCCGCGGCTTGGAACATGGGGACGTAGCCCACAGCCACCTTGCGCTGGTAGCTCCGCTTCAGCTGGATCGCCACGCCGGACATGGGCTGTCCAGCGTTGGACAAGTCCTCGGGATGGATCCCGACGTTGTTCAAGATCGTGGCTTGCTTCATTAGGATCGCGTCCGCCATGGACTTCGCGTCCGCAGCCTGAAGCTGTCCCACCTTGCCAACGCCCGGCTGACCTTCGCTCTTGAAGCGAAGGATCGAGTTCGGGCTAAGCTCAATCGAGTCCGGCGGCGAGCTCGTGAAGCCGTTCACGTTGTCGACGGCGCTCATGCCCGGAACGTCGGCGTCCATGAGCCACGACACGGGCCAGCTGTTGTTCCGCAGACACACGCCCCACATCGTCCAGTGAATCGCAATGTCCAGCGTGCCGTGGACGATCTCCGAGCCCCAATACGGATCAAAGGTCTCGCTGGTGTATCGAGCGCGGTACAGCTCCCACGGCAAGTAGGGACCAAGCTCGTCCACGTACAAGTACTCCCCGGTGTGCTCCGGGTAACACTGGAGCGTGACGTCAACGCCAGCCGAGTCCAGGACACAGTGGATCGGAGCTTCGGGGTTGCTGACGTCCCAGACCTCCCAGCAGTCGCGGTGAACCGCCTTCCCATGCTCGTCCGTGGTCGCGATGGTGATCGCCCGCTTCAGCGCCGTGGGCGTCGACGGGTCGCCGGTGTGCGCGAGGACCACGATCTCGTCCGGAGTCACGATCTGAAGCTGAAGGCCGGTGGCCGTTGGGACGAGGTGGTAGAAGCACTCCCGCAGCCCGACGACCTTCCGGTTCATCTCCTGTTCCATAGCCCAGAGGTGACAGCCGTCCACCACCTCGGACCACACCGCAGCGGTCTGGTCGGTCAGGTACTCGTTGGTGATCACGCCCGGCGAGGTGTACAGAATCGAGACTTGATCCACGGTGTTCCCGAACAGGTTCACCGACATGGACGGACGGCCCATGTTGTTGACGTTGTTCAAGCCGTACTGCTCCTTCATCCGAGTCAGGATCTCAAGCTCCCACGTACCGCCCAGAATGTTTCGACACATCCGGGTGTATTGCCAGCGGGCGGCGTCAACTTCGTTGTCAGGGATCAGCATGGTACGGCCTCAGAGTTGATAGCGACGTGGCGCGGCGCGGTTGGTGTTCATGGATTGAAGCGGATCGAGGACGATGTAACGCAACGCATCCAGAGCGTGCTTCAGGGGTTCGTCCGTCTTTAGTCCCTTGCTGTGCTTCAAGCCCTTGATCACATGCACGCACTGGGGGTGGACCTTCACCTGTCGACGTAGGAAGCCCGCGTTCAGCAGCTTCTCTCCGATGTCGACGGAGCCGGCGCCCTTCTGGGGCGTGTTGATCTTGAAACCTTGGCGAGCGTGTCCAGCCTCTCGAGCAAGCGCCAGCCCCAGAATCTCGTTCACCTTGTAGCCAGCTCCGAGCTTGCCAACGCTGTTGACGTCCCCGATCCACACGTCGACCATGTGAACGTCCAACCCGTTGGCCAGCAGCATCTCCCGAATGGCCACCGCGTCCTGGGCGGGAGTGGTCGACGTCTTGGACACGGCCTCGTCCAGCACCCAGATCCCGCTCGCGTTCCACGCCACGAGGACCGCCACCTGAGAGCCCGCGTGCTCACCGTGGTCCAGCCCCACGCCGATCTTACAGCCCTTCGGCTGCGGGTCGTCCTCGGTGATCAGACACGTGGAGTCAAACCCGGTGAACGTCCGGCTCTGGGTCGTTCCTTCCCACGCTCCGTTGATCCGTTGTTCGTAGCTGTCCGGAAAGGCGCGGGCTTCGGTCAGCCATTCGTCCACTTGCTCCACGCCGTACCATGGACAGTTGGCGTGAGAGAGCGGCGCCACGTACTGGGTACACGCGCTGTCCTCGGCTTCAGCCACCGTCCGCAGGTACTCCACAGGTCGACCGATGGGCGGGGCGGTCAG